CGCCGGGCACGCGCAGGCGATCGCCTACGCGGCCGACGGCGGCCTCGACGGGGTGTTCAAGATCGCCGACGGCGAGCTCGGCGATCAGGCGTTGCGCGAGGCCAAGGCCAAGACCCGCGACGGGGTCAGCCCGGGCGCGTTCGACCTCACCGGCAGCTACGACAGCGCCGGTGTCCTAGACGTCTCAGCAGGGTTCCTGCGCGAGACCTCGCAGGTGTCGATACCTGCGTTTGACGACGCGCGGATCACCGACGTCGCAGCTGCTCAACCGATCACCACCACCGAGAGGAACCCCATGAAGTGCCAGACCTGCGGCAAGGTGCACCCCGAGGGCGTCACCACCTGCGAGCCCACCACCGGCCCGGCCGTCACCGTCAGCAACGTGTCGGCCTCGGCGATCGCCGCCGAGCTCCGCGACCTGCTCGCCTCGGGCGAGCTCATCATCCCGACGGGCGGCCAGCAGCCCGACCCGGCCACCGGTGGGCAGGTGCGAACCGGCCTCGACCTCTACGCCATGGCCGAGCTCGTCGTGCAGGCGCAGACCACCGGCCAGATGCCCGACGAGCTGCGCGCCGCGCTGTCTGACGTGGTCCCGGCCGACGCCCCCAACGCGTTTCGCCCGGCCTACCTCGACGAGCTCTGGGAGGGGTCCGACTACGTCCGCAAGTTCATCGACAACGCGACCGTGACCCGGCCGCTGCCCCGGGCCATGAAGCTGATCGGGCACCGGTGGGTGACAAAGCCGCTCGTCGACGACTACGCGGGCGACAAGGGCCCTGTGCCGTCGGGCCCGGCCAAGCTGGAAGACGTGCCCGTCGACGTCAAGCGCCTCGCCGGTGCCAACGACGTCGACCGGGCGTACTTCGACCTCGGCAGCCCCGAGTGGCTGGCGAGCTACTGGGAGGCGTGCACCGAGTCCTACCGCAAGCAGTCCGACGAGCGGGCCGCGACCGTGGGCTGGAACGGGGCGACGGCGCTCGTCGACAACGACGCGACCCCGTCGACGTTCCCGACGCTGCTTGAGGGCGTGGTCGCCGGGATCGTCGACCTCGCCAACATCGGCGAGGGCGCCGACTACGTCGCCATGGCCCCCGGGCTGGTCGCCGAGCTGCTGGGGATCACCGCTATGGAGGCCCCCGCGTTCTTCGGTGGGTCATTCCAGCTCGGCCAGCAGGGCGACGGACAGCTCGGCGGGCTGACGTTCTTCACCACCCCGGGCCTGCCCGCCGGTGGGTTCATGGTCGGCCGCAAGACGGCGCAGCGCTGGCACGAGTTTGAGCCGCCCGTCAAGGTGCAGGCGCAGAACATCGGGCAGGGCGGCGTCGACCTCGGGATCTTCGGGTACTACGCGACCTACACCCGCAACGCGGCGCAGGTCCGCAAGGCGTCGGTCGGGGCCTGATCCGTGGGGCTCTACACATGGCCGATCGGCCCCGTCGACGTCGGGCTGCAGCTCGTCGTCGACGGGGTCGACCCGGGCGACGAGACAGCGCGCGAGCAGGCCGCAGCGGCGGCCATGGATTGGGTCGTGCGCAACGTCGACGGGGTCGTCGACGACGCGACTCGCCCGACTGAGGACGTCGTGCTCGGCACGGCCATGCTCGCCGCCCGGTGGGCCGCCCGGCGCGGCTCGGTGCTCGGCGTCGCCAGCTTTGGCGAGTTCGGCCCGTCCTACGTGATGCGGTCCGACCCCGATATCGCGCAGCTGCTCGGCCTCGGCCGCCCGGGGATCGCATGAGCACCAGGGCCCGGGCCGCCGAGCTCGTCGAGCAGCTGGTCGCTGCCGGGATCGCCGCGACGACCGACCCGAGGGCGGCGCACCCGCCCTGCGTGCTGGCGACCCCGCCCGCCCGCAACTACGACGTGAACACCCCGGCCGGGTACTCGGCCGAGTGGGTGCTTTGGGCGCTGGCCCCGGCACCCGGCTCGGCCGCCAGCTGGGACAAGCTCGACGAGCTCGTCGACGCGGTCGCCTCGGTGCTCGACGTCGAGCGCGCCGAGCCCGGGTCCTACCAGCTCGCCAACAAGCCCGAGGCCGTCCCGGCCTACCGGATCACCACCGCGCCCGAGGCGCAGTAAGACAGGAGAGAACCAGTGCCCATCAAAGAGTCCAAGCTCAAGGCCGGGACGCTGACCCTCGGCGGGGTCGAGTTCGCCGTGCAGATGACCAACGTCCGGGTCACACCGACCCACGACGAGGACGGCGACCCGATCGAGACGCTGTCGGGCGACAGCCTCGCCGCCGACACGGTGCGCGGCAACCAGCTGAACCTGACGGCGATCCAAGACTGGGAGGACGTCGCCGGTTTCGTGAACTACACGTGGGAGAACGACCTCGACACGGTCGCGTTCAGTTGGGCCCCGCGCGGCGCGACCGGCCCGACCTACTCGGGCAACGTCGAGGTGCGCGCGGTCGAGGTCGGCGGCGACGTCAACAAGCGCTTGACGACCGACGCCGAGTGGACCTGCGAGGGTCCGGTCGTCCGGACCGAGGCGGCCTAGCCCGGCCATGGCGCGCGGTCCGCAGGTCCGGGTCGAGGGCGCAGCCAAGCTGCGTCGCGCCCTGCGAGCTGCGGGCCGCGACCTGACCGAGCTCAAAGAGGCCAACCGGCGCGCGGCCGAGCTGGTCGCGCGCAAGGCCTCAGCTCGGGCACCGCGGCGATCCGGCCGACTCGCCGGATCGCTGCGGCCGTCCAAGGCAGCCCGGGCGGCCCGGATTCTCGCCGGGTCGGCCGGGGTGCCCTACGCGGGCCCGATTCACTGGGGCTGGGAGGCCCGCCACATCGAGCCCCAACCATTCATCAGCGACACCGCCGAGGACACCCGCCCCGAGTGGCTGCGGGCCTACGAGGCAGACGTCGACCGCATCATCAAACAGATTGAGAGCTAGACATGACCACCAGCAAGCCCGCCCGCCCGGTCGTCGACCTGACCGACCTCACCCTCGACCAGCTCGACGAGGCCGCCGCCCTGCAGGCCGAGGGCGTCGGCAAGACCACCGCGTTTGCCTACGTGGGGCTGCGCGCGCAGGGCGTCAAAATCACGATCGAGGCGGCCAAGGCCCTCACCCTGCGTGACGTGTCGATCATCGAGTCGGACCCCGACGCGGCCGACGACGACACCCCTACCAGCGGGCGTTGATCGCCCGGGCGTGGGGCTGCACCCCGCGCGAGCTGCGGCAGCACACCAGGCGCGAGCTGCACGCGATGTTGGAAGTCCTAGAGGTCGAGGCCGAGCTGCGGCGTCGACGCAAGTAGAACCGAGTGGAAGGCGGCCCCGGTGGGCGCGGTACTGAGAATCGACATTCTGGCGGACGGGTCCAAGGCCGCCCGGGTACTCGACAGCACCAGCAGCAAGGTCGGCGGGTTTGCCAAAAAGGCCGGGGCCGCCGCCGCAGCTGGCGCAGCTGCGGCGGGCCTCGCCGTCGGGGCCCTCGCCGTGTCGGCGATCAAGTCCGCCAGCGACACCGAGCAGGCCCTCGGGGCGACCGGGTCGATCTTTGGCAAGTACGCGTCACAGGTCGAGAAGTCGGCCCGGGGCGCGGCCGACACCGTCGGGCTGGCGACCAGCGAGTACGCCAGCCTCGCCAACGTGCTCGGCGCGCAGCTCAAGAACATGGGCACCAGCGCCGACCAGCTGGCCCCCAAGACGAGCAACCTGATCGGCCTCGGGGCCGACCTCGCAGCGACGTTCGGCGGCTCGACGGCCGACGCTGTCTCGGCCGTGTCGTCACTGTTGAAGGGCGAGCGGGACCCGATCGAGCGCTACGGGGTGAGCATCAAGGCGGCCGACGTGTCGGCCCGGCTCGCCGCGCAGGGCCTCGACGGGCTCAAGGGCAAGGCACTCGCGCAGGCCGAGGCGCAGGCGACCCTCGCCCTGCTGACCGAGCAGACCAGCGCAGCGCAGGGCGCGTTCACCCGGGAGAGCGGCACCGCTGCGGGCCAGCAGCAGCGACTCACCGCACAGTGGGAGAACGCCAAGAGCACACTCGGCAGCGGCCTGCTGCCGATCGTCACCCGGTTCGCAACGTTCCTCACGTCCAAGGTGATGCCTGCAGTACAGGGCGCGGCGGCGACCCTCGCGCAGCAGCTCGGCCCCGCGTTCACCGCGATCGGGTCATTCATCACGACCCGGGTCGTGCCCGCCGCGTCGTCATTCTGGTCGTGGTTCCAGAACCGGATCGCGCCCGGGATCAGGGGCTACGTCACCCCGATCGTGAACGGCCTCCGGGGGGCGTTCGACAGCGTCCGCTCGGCGATCGCCCGCAACGAGCCGCAGCTGCGCACGATCGGCAACGTGCTGCGCACCGTGGCCGAGTTCATCGCGCGCCGGGTCGCCCCGGTCGTGGGCACGATCCTCGGCGGCGCGTTCAAGGTGCTAGGCGGGATCATCAGCGGGGTCATCGACACGATCGGGTGGCTTGTGACGCGCATCCAAGACGCGGTCGCGTGGATACAGCGACTCGTCGACAAGGTCCGGGGCTCGACCGTCGGCAAGGTGCTCGGCGCTGCCGGGGTCCCCGGGTTTGGCCTCATGTCGGCGCAGCCGGCCCCCACGACCAGCCCGACCTACGGCCTGCTGTCGCTGTCGCCCGGGCTGGTCGCCGACAGCGGCTCGACGACCTCGACGAGCCCGAGCTACCTCACCAGTGCCCCGAGCTCGCCGACCGAGCTGCGGCTGCCCGACCTCGACCAGCTGGTCGACACCAGGGCGGCGGCGACGTACATCGAGGTGAACGTCGACGGGGCCCTCGACCCGGTCGGGGTCGCCGAGCAGATTCGCGAGCTGCTGGTCGCACAGGCCCGCCGCACCGGCCGCCCGGTGCTGGCATGAAGCGGCACACCCCGGCCAACCCCTCGGCGCTGGTCCGGACTCTCGGCCCCGACCCGCTGCTGGTCAACATCGGCGCGACGTCATGGCCCGCCGACCTGTCGAGCGGGTTCACCATCCGACGGGCCCGGCCCGGCCGGGACCCGATCGGCGAGCCCGCCAGCTGCTCGGTCACCGTGGCGAGCGAGCAGCTGCCGAGCTGGCGACGCGGCCAGCAGTTCAGCGTCGAGTTGTCCGATACGGCCCTCGACCGCATCTTTGGCGCACAGTCCGAGCTCTACACCAACTACGTGCCTAACCCGGCCCTGAACTACGGCACGGCCGCCGCGACCGACGGCTGGACCAACCTCGCCGGGGGCACCCGGGCCAAGGTCGTCGACGCGACCGGGTCCCGGTCCGACACCGGCGACTACTGCCTCGCCGTGACCTGCGCGGCCGACCTCGACGGGGTCCGCACCAACCCCACGGCCGAGGTCGCCGGGTCCGAGGTCATCGGCCCCGACCAGTGGTTGCAGGCCGCTGTGTGGGTCAAGGCCGCAGTCGGCGAGCAGGTCCGGGTCAGCTTGGAGCACGGATACAGCGCGCTAGACCTGTCGGCGATCGACCTGATCGACGAGCTGACCATGGTCGGCGACGGCACGTGGCGGCAGCTGCGGCTCGTCGGCCAGACCGCCCGGGTGCGCAATAACACCCCGCTCCTGCGCTTTCAGTCCAAGAGCGGCGCGCAGACGTTCTACGTCGACGCGGCCATGGTCACGGTCGCCGACCCCTCGGTCGTCGAGCTCTGGTACTTCGACGGGTCGAGCCCCAACGGCGACAACGACCCGGCCGGGCAGTTCTACGGGTACAACGTCACCCACCAGTGGACCGGCACCGCCGACCTGTCGTGGTCGACACGCTTTATCGACAAGCTGCCCGCGATTGAGCAGGCCCGGTTCAGGTTCACCGGTCGACTCTCCGACCTGCGGCTGCGGTCCCGGCGCAACGGGCTGTCGCTGGTCGAGCTGATCGGGGTCGGCAGCCTCGCCCGGCTCGGCGGCATCGACGTCGGCGACGAGCCATGGCCGACCGAGGGCGTCGACGCCCGCGCCGCGAGGATTTTGCAGCTGGCGCAGGCCAAGGGCGGCCCGGCCTACACCGTGCAGACCAGCTCGGGGTCGTCGGTCGAGGGCAAGGACGTCGACCGCCGCAGCGCCACCGACCTGCTGACCGACCTCGCCCGGTCGGCCGGGCCAACGCACGGTCTGACCGAGCTCCGCGACGGCAGCCTGTTGTGGTCGGCCGGGTACGCCGACTCGGGCCCGGCCGTCGCGGTCCCGGCGTCGCTGGTCCCGGCCGAGCTCGACCACGAGCAACTCGACGTCATCAACGACGTGACCGTCGTGTGGGGCCCTGCCAAGCTGCCGGTCGGGTTTGAGGTCGAGCGGAACCTGTGCACCGACCCGAGCTTTGAGGCGGCGACGACCCAATGGTCGCAGTTCGGCTCGACGCTGACGTTTGACACCGTGGTTAAGAGGCAGGGCAACAAGAGCGCCAAGATCGCGTGCCCCAACGCGGGCGCGTCGCTCATGGTGTATCAGGTCATCAACTACCCGACGACCCCGCTGACCCTGTCGGCCTACGTGCGAGCCCCGGGCCCGCTCACAGGCACGTGGAGACTCGCCATACAGGCGATCAACAGCTCGGGCGCACAGGTCGGCATCTACACGACCGCGATCCCGGCGCAGGTGCCCGACTGGACCCGGTTCAGCGTCACCGCTATGACGCTGCCCGCGACGACCGCCTACGTGCGAATCGGGCTGCGCCGCGAGGCCGGGGGCACCACCGGCGCCGCCGACGTCGTGTGGCTGGATACCGTGATGATGAGCTACACGCACGAGGCCGTCGACTACTTCAACGGCAACTATGCGGCCGACGGCAACCGCTACACGCACGCGTGGGTCGGCGCGGTCGACAGCTCGGCCAGCGTCAAGCTCGCCGGGTCCGAGGCCCCGAGGCTGTCGATCCGGGCCGTCGACACGGCCTCGGTCGCCGCCAACGGCCGGGCCTCGACGACCCTCGACACGCAGCTCGCCAGCACCAGCAACCGCTACGGCGAGGTGTACCAGCGCGGCCTCGACGAGCACCTGCCGGGCGGCTGGCAGCTGCCCCCGCTGACGTTCGACCTGCTGCAGCTGCTCGACGGCCGCGCCGATCAGGCGTTCGCCCCGACCTCGCAGGGTGCCACCAGGCCGACCGAGCTGGCCGCGCAGCTGGCGCGCGTCGAGCTCGGGTCCTATCTGACGATCGACGGCCCCGCCTACTACGCGGGCGACCCGTTCGACGTTAGCCACCTACCCGCGTCGAGCATCGACGCGCCGGGTCGCGTGACGACCCTTAACGAGTCGATCACCGCAGCCCGGTGGTCGATCACTACGGAACAGGAGCGGACCCTATGAGCTGGCGACTAGCCAAGAGCCTCGACAAGCTGCGCGAGCAGGTCGACGAGCTGTACCCCGGCCGCAGCAAGCGCAGCGACGGCACGATCGGCGACGCGGCGCACGCGGCGACCGTGTCCGACCACAACCCCGACAGCGGCGAGGTCGTGCGCGCCCTCGACCTCACCCACGACCCCGAGCACGGCCTCGACGCCCGCCAGCTCGCCGACCAGCTGGTCGCCAACCGTGACCCCCGGATCAAGTACGTCATCAGCGAGGGCCGGATCGCGTCGAGCTACCCGGCCCATGGCTACCCGGCGTGGTCGTGGCGGCCGTACACCGGGCTGAACGCGCACAAGACCCACGTGCACGTGTCGGTCGTCGAGGGCAAGGCGGGCGACTCGGCCAAGGCGTGGAAGCTGGCCAAGGCCGCCGCCACCTCGGACCCGGCCCCGGCGCAGCCGCTCGGCCCGAGGCCCGTGCCCGCGCCCCGGTTCCCGCTGCCCCGAGGCTGGTACTTCGGGCCGCTGTCCGGGCCGATCAACAGCGTGTCAGGGTTCCGCCACCGGCTGACCACCGGCCGTCGGGGACACCGCGGCCTGCAGGCATGGCAGCGCCGGATGATCGCCCGGGGCTGGGACCTCGGCCAGACCGGGGCCGATGGCCTGTTCGGCGACGACACTGCCCGGGTCGTGCGCGCGTTCCAGTCCGACAAGGGGCTGGTCGTCGACGGCAAGCTGGGCCCGGCGACGTGGGCCGCCGCGTGGGAAAGCGTGGTCACGGCATGAGCGCCAAGCGATGGAAGGACACCGAGCCGGTGCGCCTCTACCTCTACACGGTGCTGATCGCCGGGATCGCCCTGCTCGTCTCCCGAGGCGTGGTCGCCGCCGACGAGGCCCTGTTGTGGGCCGCCCTCGGCGCGGCCGTGCTCGGGGTGCCAGCGGTCGAGCTCGCCCGGTCCAAGGTCAGCCCGGTCGCCCGGCCCCTGATCGACCAGCAGCACCCGGGCGATGCCTGAACCTGTCAACGGCCTCGGCGGCGAGCTGTCGGCGGCCGACGTCGTCGAGCTGCGCGTCGGCCTCTCCGGGCTCACCGCCGAGGTGCACCGGATGCGGGCCGACCTCGCCCCGCTGTCGGTGCTGCCGACGCAGCTGCAGGCCGCATCGGACCTGCTGACCGAGCGGCTGTCGGGTGAGGTCAAGGCCCGGCAGCGCGCGGTCGAGCAGGAGCGAGACAGCCGGATCGCGGCGATCGCCGAGCTCCGGTCCGATCTCGACAAGGTCGAGCGTTGGCTGACGTGGGCCGTGCAGCTGATCCTCGGGGCCCTCGGGCTGGCGATCATCGACGTCGTGACAGGGCCCGCGAGCGGGGTGCTCTGAGTCATGGGCCGCGGTGTCGGGTTGCGCGCGATCAGGTGTCAAGGCATCATTGACACCGCAAGCCCGCACACGACAGGAGACACCCCATGGCCCGCAACGGACACCCCAAGGCCGAGACGAGCGATTTCGCGCAGATGCTCGGTCGCATGGTTCGCAGCTACGGCAAGCGCATCGCCGCAGGCGACCCGCACGACCTCGCCGCAGCGGTCGAGCTCGCCCGCCAGCTCGACGACGCGATCGGCACCGCTGTTGCGGTCATGCGCGCTGAGTCCGGTTTCAGTTGGGCCGAGCTCGCAGCCGAGCTCGGCGTCACCCGGCAGGCCGCGCAGCAGCGCTACGGCCGCTACTGCGCCTAGAAACGACAGGGCCGGGGCACCCCTGCCCCGGCCCTGTCTAGCCCGCACGCGCAACCGGAACCCGGTGCCATGCGGGGGCGACTTTACCGAACCTTTACGCGTGCCGTCGATAGCCGGCCCCCGGCGCGTTGCTATGGTCCTGCCAGCCCGCAATACGCCAAACACCGTAGAACCCACCCCGAAAGGCAAGCCATGAACGCCCCCGCCCGACCCTCACCCGACGCCCCGCTGCCCCGACGCTGCGGGCTGTGCGGCGAGTGGCACGACCGCCCGAGCCTGACCTGCGCCCGGTGCGACAACCTGCGCCGCTGCGCCCTGTGCGACGCGTGGCACCGCCGATCCCGGCTGCTGTGCGCCCGGTGTGACCGGGCCGTGCAGCTCGACCAGCTCGTCGAGCTGCTGGACGACCAGCACCGCACCGCCGAGCAGGTCGACGAGCTGCTGGTCGACCTCGCCGCCGCGCACAGCGAGGCGCAGGCCGCCAACCTGCGCCGCGACCTGCTGCTCGCCGACGAGCGGGCCCGCGACGGCCGGATGGGTCGGCGGTCGTGAACCGCGACGACCTCGGGTTTGTGATCGCCGGGGCCCTGCTCGGGGCCCTGCTCGGGTATGTGCTCATGGCGGCGGCCCTGTGAGCCCCCGCCCCGAGCTGTCGACCAGCTGTTACGCCCCCGGCTGCGACGAGCCCCGGCTGCGCTACGGGGCCTACTGCCGAACGCACACCGGCCTACCCGACGACCAGCTGCGCCCCTGCAACCTCCCGATTCGCTGCTACTGCCCGAGGCACCCGTCGCAGCGCCGCCCGCCCTACATCAAGGGCGTGCCTACCTACGTCCGCGACGCCCTTGTCGCGGCTCAACAGAACAGGAGCACCACCGATGAGTGACCAGCCCGCACCCACCACCGCCGCGCAGGCGGCACAGTTCCCGCACCTCGCCGAGCACGTCGGCGCGCTGTTCACCTCGGCCCGCCAGCCGTATCGGGTGACCGTGTCGGTCGAGCTCGTCGAGGGCGGCGGCTGGTCGATCGTGTCGACCGAGGCCGTCGACGGCTCGGCGTTCCTCGCCCTGCACACCGCAGCGGCGGCCGTCGAGGAGTCGCTGCACGTGCACCCGCTGACCCGCGACGGCGGCACCAGGGCACCCGGCAAGCACCTCGACGGCGAGCTCGCCGGGATCGGGGGCTGACCGTGGTCACGTGGAACGGCAACGACCCCGACCACCCCGAGCCGTGGCAGCACGACGAGCAGCGCCAGCGCGCCGAGCTCGGCGACCGGGCCGGGTACGGCTGCGGGTTTGCCCTGTCGATCGTCGGCCTGCTGTCCGCAGCGGCCCTGCTCATCACCGGCGCGGCCCACGTGCTCGACCAGCTGCTCGGGGGTGCCCTGTGAGCACCGGGCCGATCATCGAGAACGGGACCGAGGGCCTGCCCCCGCACACGATCGCCGACGTGCTCGACGTGATCGTCGAGGTCGCCGGGACCGACACCGGCAAGGCGATCGCCGACGCCCTCGGCGTCGAGGTGTCGCTCGTCGAGCAGGTCGCCGGGGCCGCGCAGCTGCGGGCCGTCAAGCCCGCCCGGGCCCTGCCCGAGCGGCTGGGGCACACCGGCTGGGACGTCACCAGCGAACTGATCTACTCGATCGGCCGCCTCGACGACGCGGCCGAGCTGCTGCTGTCAGATAACACCAAACCCACGGCCCGTCAGCGCCAGCTCGCCCGGGACGCGGCCCGCGACGTGATCGCCAGCCTGCGCCGCGTCGACGAGCTGGAACGGGGTGCCAAGTGATCGCCGCGCAGCTGGCCCTCGCCGGGGCCGTGGTCTGGGCCGTCGTGGTCGCCGTGCTGCTGCCCTGCGCGTTCGGCCGGGGTGCCGAATGAAGCGCCCCGGGAGCGCTCGCCGCGAGCGTCGAGCCGCGATGCGGGCCGGGTCCAATGAGGGCCTGATCGCGCAGCTAGAGGGCATCGCCGCGCACCCGCTCGTCACCGGCCGCGACGAGGCCGCCATACGGGCCGGGATCGCGCAGCTGCGCAAGGGCAAGAGGCCCTTGCCGGTGCTGGCCCGGATCGACCCGATTATCAAGCGGCTGACCAGCTGACAGCCCGCAGCCCTCGCCGCGTAGAGCGCCGCCCCGTCGAGCCGGGGCCGGGGGCACGACACAACCGAATAGCGCCGGGCCGCACAGGGCCCGCGTTAGGCCGCGACGCACAGCGGCCCATGGGAGGCCCCGACTCCGACGACACGAAAAGGGGCGGCCGAGCTGAGGCCCGTAACAGCGTCCCGAGTGAGTAGTCGACCGGTCCAAGGCAGGCCCGGGCGGTCGCGGGGTGCAGAACCCCGAGCACGTGCAGCGTGTGGCTGCTCACACATCCCGGCCCTGACGCGTGCGAGTAATACCCGTGGCGTGGGCTATCCGACCGCGAACCGATGCGACGGCATGGCTACCTCTAGTGGAATGTGGCAGGGGTGAGCCCTGCCACATTCCACTAGGGGGGCCGCCTCCCGCTCACCTCCCGCTCTGGCATGGCCGCCCGGGGCTACCCTCGGGCCATGCCAGCTACACGACGACCCGGCTCGACGACAGCATGGCGGCGGCTGCGGCGGTACGTCCTGACCCGGGACCAGCTGACCTGCCAGCGCTGCCCGACACCGCACCCGCTGACCACCCACGACAAGAGCCTGCCGACGCACGCGACCCTCGGCCACAAGCCCGGCCACGAGTGGGCGATCGAGGGCGACAGCATGGACCCCGAGCACTACCAGGCCGAGTGCGCGCGACAGAACTACTCGGCCGGTGCGACGTTCGGCAACAGGCGTCGGGGGCTGAACACCTCGCGCAGCTGGTAGACGCTTTTTGGGTGGCGCGACACCGACGGAACAGCCCGCCCTGTTCCTCTCCCCCAACCCCCGGCACCCCTACCCTGTGACGTTATGAGCACTAAACCGGGCCAAGTGACGCCATTACCGGGCCTCGATCCCGACGCGATCGCCGAGAACCAGCCGCAACCGGCGCGACGCGGCCGTCGAGCGACGGGTCGCCACGAGAAGGCCGTCGCCAAGGCGCTCAAAGAGCGAGGAATGACGACCGACCGGTCGCTGCTGACCCGGACCGGGCTGCTGTCGATCGCGGCGGCCCTCGACTCGGCCGAGCGCAAGCGGGACGCCTACGCGTCGGCGCAGCTGGCCCGCGAGCTGCGCGAGTGGCTGCGCGACCTCGACCTGCTCGACCCGTCCGACGACCCGACCCTCGGCGATTCCGGTTTCGGCGGCCCGGTGTGAGCTACGCACAGCCCCGGTGGTCGACGCCTCGCACCCCGGGCCGACCCACCTACGGCGACGCGATCGCCAAGGCCGCCGCCGCCCTCGGTCGACCGCTGCGGCCGTGGCAGCGGGACGTCGCCAACATCATCGGCGAGGTCGTGCCCGACGAGCGCGGCGGCTGGCGTATGGCGTACCCGGTGGTCGTGCTGATCGTGCCCCGTCGAGCGGGTAAGACCGTCCTAGAGCTCGCCGTCAAGACGCAGCGTTGCGCGAGCCACCGCGACCACCGGGCGTGGTACACCGCGCAGACCGGTGGCGACGCGGGCGGCAAGTTCCGCAAGGACTGGGTGCCCGCGTTCAAGGCCCCCGGGGTCAAGAGGCTCGTCGACAAGCCCCGGTTGTCGAACGGGTCCGAGGGGATCGGGTTCAAGCGCACCGGCAGCCGGATCGGGATTTTCGCCCCGACCGAGACAGCGCTGCACGGCGAGGATTCCGACGACGTCACGGTCGACGAGGCGTGGGCGTTCGACCGGCTGCGCGGCGGGCTGATCGAGGCGGCCGTGCGCCCGACCATGGCGACCCGGCAGCTGCGCCAGCTGCGCATCGTGTCGGCCGGGGGCACCGCCGAGTCGACGTGGTTGCTCGATTGGCGCGAGCGGGGCCGGGCGACCTCGGGCATGGCAGACCAGGGCATCGCCTACTTTGAGTGGCACCCGGCCGTCGACGAGCTCGGCGCGATCATCGACGACCTCGACGACCCGGCGACGTGGGCGGCGACGCACCCGAGCGTCGGCCGGGGCCCCGGCACGATCCCGCTCGACGTGCTCGCCGAGGATTGGCGGACCATGGTCACCCCTGAGGGCGATCGGGGCCTGTTCTACCGCTCCTACCTCGATGTGTTCACCGGCAGCTCGGCACCGCGGATTTACCCCCGGCAAGAGTGGAACGCGTGCCGCGACCCCGAGCTGGCGCTGCCCACCGGGTACGGGCTGACCCTCGCCTACGACGTGTCGCCCGACCAGCGCCACGCGTCGGTGTCGCTGGCGATCCGGCTCGACGAGCAGCGGGTCGGGGCCGAGGTCGTCGACGTCGAGCTGTCCGACCCCGAGTGGCTGGCGGACCGGGTCGAGAAGCTGCAGCGCCGCTACGGCGCGCAGCTGGTCGCCGACAGCGTCGGCCCGGCGACGGCGACGACGCGCGAGCTGCGTCAACGCGGCCTGTACGTCACCGAGCTGGACACGACCGAGGCGTGCGACGCGGCCTCGGGCCTGCTCGCCGACGTGCTGGCGGCCCGTAACAAGCTCGACGGCAGCCTGCGCCCCGAGGGCGGCCGATTCGTGCACCGTGGTCAGCGCCAGCTCGACGAGGCCGTCGACGCGGCGATCAAGCGCGAGGTCGGCGACCGGTGGGCGATCACCCGCAAGGGGTCCGAGGGCGACGTCACCCCGCTGACCTCGGTCGCGTTCGCCGTAGCGCACGCCAAGACGTACCCGGTCGGCGAGCTCGGCCCGCTCGTCGAGTTCGCCACCGGCTGACCCCGGGGCGAAATCCTCGAGCACCTGTGCGCGGGCCACATGAAAACAGCTCGCCGGCGACGGGTTTTTGTGTGGCCCCCGCACACAACTACGTCATTTGGATGACACGCCGAGCGGACGGGGCCTCACCCAAATGACGTAGGCCGATGCCCCATGATTGGCCGCGTGACGTTCCTCTCGCAGCTCCGGGCCGGGCTCGCCGCACCCCTGACGGCCGCCACCACCTCGACCAGCTCGACGACCTCGCCGCCGATGGAGCTGGCGTCGCCGTGGGCCGACAGCTCGGCGCTGCAGCAGGTGGTCGTCGACCTCTGGAACCCCGACGAGCTGCCCCTGACCCGCGAGCTGGCGATGCAGGTCCCGGCCGTGGCCCGGGCCCGCAACATGGTCGCCGCGACCCTCGGTCGGGTCCGGCTGGTCGCGTGCGACGAGTGGGCCACCGACGCCAACGGCGACCCGGTCGAGCTGCCCCGCGATCACCCGTCGAGCCAGCTCGCCCGCCAGCTCGACCCGGGGCAGCCGATGTTCGTCCAGATCACGTGGACCGCCGACGACCTCATCTTTGAGGGCAAGTCCTACGCCTACGTGCTGGCCCGCTACGCCAGCGGCAAGCCCGCGCAGCTGCGGCGGCTGGTCCCGGGCACGCTGACCTACCGCAAGGGCAGGCCCCACATCGAGGGCATCGGCCCGGTCGAGCCGCGCGACGTAATCCGCATCGACGGCCCGCACGAGGGAATCCTCAACTACGGCGGCCCGACCGTGCGGGCGGCCCGGGACCTAGAGCGGTCGGCGGCCCGGTTCGCCAAGAACCCGGTGCCCGCGATCGACCTGCACCAGACCGGGGGCCCGCCGCTCGGCAAGACCGACCGCGAGCAGCTGGTCGCCGACTGGGCCAAGGCCCGGGCCGGGGCGAACGGGGGCGTCGCGTTCACGTCGCAGTACATCGAGGCCAAGGTGCTCGGGGCCCCGGCCGAGCACCTGCTGACGGGCGGCCGCAACGCGCAAAGCATCGACGTCGCCCGGGTCGTCGGGGTCACCGCCGACGCGATCGACGCCAGCCCCGAGCGGGCGTCGATGACCTACAACAACGGGGCGACCAAAAATCAGGCGCTGATCGACTACGGCCTCGCCGCCTACGGCGCGGCGATCGAGGCCCGGCTGTCGATGAACGACCTCACCCCGTCCGGGGTCGTGCTCCGGTTCAAGTACAGCCAGCTGACCGACGTCGGCACCACCCCGCCCACCGCCCCGGCCCCGGCCGCACCCGCACAGGAGAACCCCGCATGACGCACACCAGGGCGACCCTCACCGCCGCGACCCCGCTGCCCGAGCTCGTCGAGCTGGTCGCTACGACCCCGGTCGAGGTCGACGTCGAGCGGCGCATCATCAGGGCCCGCATCCTGCCCCCGCCCGGGGTCGTCGGCACCGCCTCGGTCGGCGGCCAGCCGCAGCGGGTCCGGTTCGGCCCGAGGGCCCTCACGTGGCCCGCCGACGTGTCCCGGGTCAAGTACCTGATCGAGCACGACCGCGAGCGGGTCGCCGGGCACGCGCAGGCGATCGCCTACGCGGCCGACGGCGGCCTCGATGGGGTGTTCAAGATCGCCGACGGCGAGCTCGGCGATCAGGCGTTGCGCGAGGCCAAGGCCAAGACCCGCGACGGGGTCAGCCCGGGCGCGTTCGACCTCACCGGCAGCTACGACAGCGCCGGGGTCCTAGATGTCTCAGCAGGGTTCCTGCGCGAGACCTCGCAGGTGTCGATACCTGCGTTTGACGACGCGCGGATCACCGACGTCGCAGCTGCTCAACCGATCACCACCACCGAGAGGAACCCCATGAAGTGCCAGACCTGCGGCAAGGTGCACCCCGAGGGCGTCACCACCTGCGAGCCCACCACCGGCCCGGCCGTCACCGTCAGCAACGTGTCGGCCTCGGCGATCGCCGCCGAGCTCCGCGACCTGCTCGCCTCGGGCGAGCTCATCATCCCGACGGGCGGCCAGCAGCCCGACCCGGCCACCGGTGGGCAGGTGCGAACCGGCCTCGACCTCTACGCCATGGCCGAGCTCGTCGTGCAGGCGCAGACCACCGGCCAGATGCCCGACGAGCTGCGCGCCGCGCTGTCTGACGTGGTCCCGGCCGACGCCCCCAACGCGTTTCGCCCGGCCTACCTCGACGAGCTCTGGGAGGGGTCCGACTACGTCCGCAAGTTCATCGACAACGCGACCGTGACCCGGCCGCTGCCCCGGGCCATGAAGCTGATCGGGCACCGGTGGGTGACAAAGCCGCTCGTCGACGACTACGCGGGCGACAAGGGCCCTGTGCCGTCGGGCCCGGCCAAGCTGGAAGACGTGCCCGTCGACGTCAAGCGCCTCGCCGGTGCCAACGACGTCGACCGGGCGTACTTCGACCTCGGCAGCCCCGAGTGGCTGGCGAGCTACTGGGAGGCGTGCACCGAGTCCTACCGCAAGCAGTCCGACGAGCGGGCCGCGACCGTGGGCTGGAACGGGGCGACGGCGCTCGTCGACAACG